CCCTCTGCAAACCTTTTGATAATTACATTGTGTAATTTAGGCACTGGTACATCACCAATATCTTGACCTTGAGCCTCTGCTACTTGTTTTGCTTGATCTAAAAGTTCTTTACCTTTCTCATCAATAAATTCTTCATGGGATACAATCTCAACATTATCATCATTAGTTAATAATTGATATTCTTGATCGTTTAAATTTTCATAAGTTTCTTGGTTTTGTTTTTCGCTATCATCCCAATAAACTTTTACAATTCCATTTTTTTCTAATAAAGCATCTTTGAACCAAGTATATAAAATGCTAAAGCCAGGATTATCTTTATTGAACACATAATTTATATAATTAGTTGCTTGTTCAGCTAAAGGCACATCCTCTGCTTTCATAGGTTCGCATTTGCAAACTTGATCTGATGCTGTAAAAATTCTTATTAAGTTTGGCAAGATAGTTTCAATTGTGTCTGAAACATCTGTACTTACGACCTGTGATCTACCTTCGATCTCAGTGCCAAGCTTGTCCCCCATGTAGTATTCAAGAGATTTTTTTCTTTGCGATGTCAGGTTACTACCCATGTAACCTATAGCATTATTTATTTCTCTATTGATTATCGATCTTAATTCTATTTCTGTTACTTCTGCCATATTAAACTATATAATTTGTGTTTACTGGGATTGTTTCTTTCCAGTTACTTACCTCTGCACCTTCACCGACTATGCCAGTTCTAAAGCTATCAGCACAATGCGATGCGTAATTGTGATGAGGCTTATTTCTAAAGCATTGGTTTTTGTCATCCCATTTTTTTTGATAAGCCTTCAAATATTCAATTCCTTGTCGGCATTTATCTTTATCAAACCAACAGTTAGGCAAAGCTTTCCTAACAGCTTCAATTCCATCCTCAATAGGTAGTTTAGGTGCAACCTCACCTGCAATACCAAGTTCAAGCAAACTCTCTAATCTTGACTTACCATAGTTGCCAAGTTCCCTGACTTTTACATCATGTGGAAGAATATGCTTTGAATATTCATAATTTTTTTGGTCAATAATATTGACATAATGATCTAAGCCTTCACCTGCATTTTCATAATAATCTATTAATCTGATCTCACCTTTGTACCTTTGAGCAAACCAAATAGATGTCTGATCGTTCATGCCAAGATCCCACCAAGTTTCAACATCGATACTCTCATCGTAATCGACATTGGTAATCCTGTTATCAAATTCAAGCTGTTCAATAATAGCTCCATAGTAAGAACCAGTGATTGCTGCTTGAAAACTGCACTCAAATTCTTGTTGGTATAAATCATCAGACATTACAGCTTTAGCTGCATCTAATTCATCTTGATCTAAAATATTTGTTTCACTTGCTTTGAATATGCAAGAGTACCAATCCTTTTTATCTTTAGCTTCTTGATAAAGCTCATAAAAATAATTTCTGCCTTTGGGTGTGCCGATAAAAACGCACCAACCTTTTCGGTCTGCCAAAGCAGGTCTAATGACCTCTGGAAAGATAGTTGGTTTTATGCTTTGAGTTTCGTCAAACACACAACCATCTAAGAAAATTCCTCTCAAAGATTGATCGTTCTCAGCTCCAAGAATTGTTATTCTTGAACCATTTGGTAGATCGCATCTAAGTTCAGACTCATTGAATTTTGTATTAGGTATTTTACCTGCAAATTGTTTTATGTAATCCCAAGCTGTTGCTTTACCTTGCTTAAATGTTGGCGAAATAAAGGCATATCTAGGGTTAGGCAAAGGATTAGTAAGAGCTGCCCTAATAATGTGATTAATCATGGCAACTGTCTTTCCTGCTCTCCTGTGCAAAACACAAACACTAAATCGGTGCTTATCAATTTTTTTGTGCAAAAAATTTTGCAATTGTCTTGGCTTATATGGAATTACAATTTCTGGCATTTTAAAACAAAACCCCCCTAATGTACTGTAACTCCCTTAGGAACATTTAATAATTGTTCGATACCAAAGTCCTCCATGATGTGATTTGAAAAATATCGACATTCTGAAATGTCGTTGAAGCCACCAAAATGAATAACAACAGATTTACTGCTTTCCATAATATAAACTACAGCAGAATAACCCTTTTGTTCGTCCTCAAAATCCATCATAAAATCCTAATCTAGTTGTGTGTACCTTCCCTAACATTTACATGACGCAGCAAAAAAAATTTGGTGTGCCAGGTAAAATAAAACCCCCTGAAATCTAGTAAAATAACCAAAAAACAAAGTCTATTGATTATTATTCAATTGACATGGCTTAATTATTATTAATTTACAAAGCTTTTATAACTTAACTATGTAGAAACTATGTAAATCAACCAATAAAACTTGATAAATCTGCAAAAATCGCAGCATCAACTAAAAAACTCTATAATATCTTTAGACTACATTACATTTATATTTTGCATAAATTCTTTAAAAGAATAATTAAATCAATGTTTTTAGTTATTCCATTTTACAATCAGTGGACTATCTTTATCTCCTGAAACCTTCAAATGATCGTTTTTTCCATACACTTTTGGTGCTAATTTCTCAGCTCTCCACTTAGCAAGTGATATAAATTCTTTTATTAAATGAGTTGATCCTAAGTCTGTTTTTTCTTTAAATTTACTATCTTGAACAGCTTCATTTATTAAACTTTGAGCATCGGATAAACTATATTCAATGCCATCTTGTTTGGCCTGGTTATATTTAGCTCTTAATGATGGATACTTTTTAACATCAATAAGCCACTTTCTAAAACACTCCCAAGATATTGAATGATTTTTTAAACTAGCTTTAATTGATATTCCTTCAGCTAGATCCTTCATTATAGAGTCTATTAGCTCCTTACTATATTTGCTTTTATTAGCCATAATTATATTTAATTGTTAATATGTTGTATTTATGTAACATGTTGCAAATATGCAACACATTTTGAGTTAATTTTATTTAATAATTTTTTTTACTTTCTTAGTTAATAATCAGTTGACACTTTGTTATCATTCATTATTATTTAATTATGATTCATTTTAACAAAATAACAAAGGAGGAAATATGGATCAATATTTAATAACTAACTCAAAAGATATTAGAGATCATTTTGAAAAAGATTTTCTAAATACTTCAGAGGCTAAAAATTGGGTAACAAACCATCTTGACTTATCAAAAGAGTGGACAATCACAAAAGCAACAAAAAAAGCTAAAAAAAAATTAGACTTTGATTGTGCTATTGAACACATGAAAAAAACATTTAACAAAGGTGATACAATCTACACTCAATTAGTTAAATCAACACCATTTGGAACAACTTATATTAAGTTAAGATACATTAAAGATAATAGACCTTTTCAATGTACTTATCATTATTCAATAATAATGGATCATAAACTTGATGAAAATAATTCATATTCAATAAGGCAATCCTTTGGCAATATGGATATGGGTTTCAATGCTGTTTATTCTTTATGCAGAAAAATTTGGAATGATGGTTATTATTTAAAACATGAATGGTTATAGGAGGTTAAATGAAAAATAGTTGGTGGAAATTAACAATAGAAGATTATCCAAACTATAAACCAAATGACATTGATCTTGAGCATATCGCAGAATGTATCAAGCAAGGATATGATCAAGGTAAATTATTGCAAGAAAGTGAGCAAGATAATGAAGAATAAAAAAATATATTACTCAGATTTAGCAAATTATGTTGATGTTTGTTTTAGCTGCAAAAGTCAAAATATATCCATACATGATACAGAAATTGATAATGAAAAATCCTTTTGCTTAGATTGTCATAGTGAAGATGTCGGAGCTGTATCACCTGAGGAGGTCTTATGAAGAATAAAGATATAAATATATATAGTTTATTCTCTAAGACTTTTAAAAATAGAAAGATGTTTCCTTTTATGACTTTTGGAGAATTAAAGCTAATACCTAAAGTTGGTAAACCAATAAGACAAGTATCAAATGTTTATCAATTTCCAATTAAAGATTATTACAACCAAAGAAAGAGAGTTAAATAATGCAAGATTTATTAAAAATGTATAACACAATGAATCAATCTTTAAATAATGAGTATGATTTAGATTTTAATAGAGATGTTACAGATGTTCGAAAAGTTTTAGATTGGCTTGAAGAATTTAATGAAAAAAAACAAGATAAAAATTTGTTCTTAAAATCATGGAACAGATAAACCAAAAAAGGAGGGTTAAATAATGACTGACAAAGTTCAAAAATCATTAAATAAATATAAAAAAAACAATAGTATAGATTTTACGACAGACTGGGAGAAGATGAGAGATTTTTTTAAAATAACAAAAAAAGAATTTTTAGAATCATATTCGTATATGACAGAAGAAGAATATGAAGCTACAAGAAAAATAGTAAATAATAATGATTGAAATAATAATATTGACTGAAATTGTTTTTATTACCTGGTATTTATTAAATAAATAAATGTATTTTATTATTTATAAACCAGGTGATAAATTTACATCATTTACAAATCAAATATTCCAAACTG